GGTCTTATCAAGATGGCGGAGGGTTTCAACCCCGCCAAGGACGAGATCTCTGATGTGGCCATGGAGATCATTGCAACAGCCTTTGCTTCTGGCAAGTTGTTCGATCTTCTCGGTGGTACGATGGAGGAGGTTGGTGTGCCTTGGAGCATCCCCGAGGCCAAGAAGAACGCGCAGTTCTTCTCACAACTTCGGAAGGCGTCGGACAAGAAAAAGCTCCACGGAGCTATTGTCGGGATTTTGATGGGTTTTTTCATCAGCGGCGCCGTCTCTTCAAAGACTTCCCTGAAATATTCAAGCCCCGAGGACCGCGCCGAGGAAGACAACCTGCTGCACGCACCTGGGTCCCACCCCGGAGCAAGCGGTGGCGTGGGGCAGTAGATTATGGCGAGTGGAACGTTGTCATTCGTGAAATCGCTGGATTTGACTTTGACCGAGTACAGGCGGTGCTCAAGTGGCCTGTACGGGAGGGACTGCTCAAGTACATTGAGCTTCTGAAGGATGACGCGCGCGAACAGTTCAACTTAGGTCAGATCTTGTTCGGACTAGGCGCGTTGGAAAAGCCGCCACGTACGCCGAGTATCCTAAGAGATGGCTGACTCTCCTAGCGACGATCTTGATCTTAACCTTTCCGTCCATGCGGAAGGTGTTGAGTTAGCGAAAGCTCTCGCCAAGAATGTAGCCGACCTTCGTAAGGAGTTGGAGCTCCTTGCCAAGCAGTCTACCTCTAGTTCGAGTTCCGGCGCGGACGAGGCCAACAAGAAGGCCAAACAGGCGGCGGATGAACTGCGAGCCTCCGCCCGTCAGATTGCGGCGGATCGTCAAAAGGCGGCGAACGATGAGCGTGCGGCCAACAAACAGCGGGCGGATGAGTTACAGGCGTCCAACCGCCAGATCGCTGCTGACCGTCAAAAAGCCGCGGAACAGGAGCGTAAAGATAACCAACAGCGTGCGGACGAGCTACGTGCCTCCGCACGGCAGATTTCCGCGGACCGAAAGAAGGCCGCGGATGATGTGCGCGCTGCGAACAGAGCGCAAACGGAATCAAATAGACAGGCCGCCAATGAAGACAGGGCTGTGTCTAAGCAGCAGGCTGACGAGCTCCGTGCTTCTGCCCGCCAGATTTCTGCTGATCGGAAAAAGGCCCTGGAACAGCAGCGTGCCGATGATGCGGCGAAAAAGGCCGAGGAGAGAAAAGCTGCTGCAGACGAGCGTGCATCACAGCTTCAGCTCCGGGACGAGCTTCGTGCTTCGGCGCGACAGATATCCGCTGACAGAAAGAAGGCCTTAGAAGAGGAACGTGCCGCGAACCGGGCACGTCTTGCAGAAGAGCGTAGGCTTGCAGCGGAAGAGAAGGCCAACGCCAAGCTTCAGCAAGACAGCACAGGAATAGTTCAGGGCCTGACTGCCGCGTTCGGCCGTCTGGGCCTTGCTGTTATTGCTGCTAGGGCTGCGTTTGCTGGATTCCAAGCCTTCAAGGCGTTCACTTCAGAAGGACTCCAGTTCAACTCGGTAATCGAGAACGCGAATGTTGGTATCGGCGCTCTCATTACCGCACAGGCCAAGCTCCACGACGCCGACGGGAACCTTCTCACTGGCACAAAGGCCCTCGGCGCTGCTCAAGAGCTGGCGGCAGAACAGGTCACAAAACTCCGTATCGCCGGTCTACAGACGCTGGCAACTACGGAAGATCTGGTCAAGGCCTTTCAGCAGGCGGTAGGCATAGGCCTTCGGTATGGGCTTACGCTTGACCAGGCGCGTGAATTTACCGTCCAGATGGCCCAGGCTGCTGCCGCGTTGCAGCTGCCGATGGACCAACTAAACGAGGAAATCCGGTCCCTGCTCCAAGGGACAATCAATCCTCGTAACACGCGTATCGCCTCGGCCCTCCATATTACGAACGAGCAGATCAGACAGGCAAAAGAGTCTGGTCAGCTGTTTGATTTTGTTTCGAAGCGTCTGGAAGCGTTCAGCGTCGCCGGTGAAGCGACAGCGAAGACGTTCTCCGGCTCCATGTCGAATATCAAGGAGGCGCTCCAGCAGTTGACAGGTGAGGCCACCAAGCCGCTGTTCGAGCAGCTCAAACAAATTGGTATCAAGTCACTGGAAGATATCTTTGACATGAAGAATGCCCGGATCTCTGAGAAGTTTTCGGGCATCATTGAAGTTGCGCAGGATGTCTTCGGGGAGCTTGGTTCACTCCTTGCGGATGCCATTGGCGCTGGTATCAAGGGGGCGGAGGAATTCAGCCGGTGGCTCAAGGAAAACAAGTTCATCGTTGACGACATCTTTGCGTCCTTCAAACTTGTCGTTGGTCAGGTGAAAGGCCTCCTCAAAGACATAGCCCAGGTGGTAACCTTCCTTGTGGGGGGTGCGACGGAACTGGGGTTCTTCAACGTGGCTTTACGTATGGCTGCGTTATTTGTTGCAGGGTTAAGGGATGGGTTTAAACTCATTGTTGGGGTGTTAGGAATAGTCGGCGAGACCATCCTCAAGCTGATCCTGAACCCGTTTATCCTCCTCTTGGACACTATCGCCTCCGTCGTGCAGTTCTTCGACAAGGACATGGCGAACTCGTTGAAAGAGACTGCGAATAAGGTCGCAGGGTTCTTGAACGAGTCCGGGGAGGCTGCGAAAGATATCTTCCGCGATTTCGCCAACGGCAAGTCTGCTGTACAGGATGTGATTAAGCAGTTTGACGAAATGGGGAAGGCTGCGGACAAGACAACGAAGAAGGTCAAGGAGACTTCCAAGACCCTCGCGACTGTTACGACCAACGATCCCAACGACGTCAAGCGTGACCCGAGCAAACTGGCCGCAGGAATCACCGCTGCCGCAAAGGCCGAACTTTCTCGTCAGCAGCGTGACCTGAAAATCGCGCTGGATCAAAATCTGATCAGCTACGACGAGTATTACAGCCAGCTCACCAAGGCGCAGCAGCATTCTATTGACGAGCAGATTCGTGCTCAGAATATCCTCCTTAACGCCGCCAAGACAGACGACGCCAGGGATAAGATCAAGTCCGACATTCACCAGCTTTCGGAAGAACGAATTCAGGTGGCTCAAGACAACGCCGAGAAGCTCCGCCAGGCGTTGGAGAAGTTGGACGACGAAATTCGTAAGGCCCAGATCCAGCTCCTGAAAGATCAGGGTAAGAATGCCGAAGCTCGCGCGCTCGAGGTTGAGGGTGAGTTCCAGAAGATGCAGAAGCGTCTTATCAAGAACTCGAAGTCTGACGGCGCGAAGATCGTAGCAAACCTGTTTGATATCGATAATGCCAAAGCGCAGATGCAGGACTTCGAGCGCCAAGTCAAGGTGATTCAGGACAACCTGAAGAACGAGCAGGAAGATATCAACACCCAGTTGGAAGCGCATACTATCACGCAAAGACAGGCCCAGAACAAACTCGCCGATTCGTATCAGGTGGCTCACGACAAACTGGCCGCTATCCTGCCTATCATGGAGAAAGTGGCCGCTGTCACACAAGACCCAGCAAGTCTCCAGGCAGTAAAAGATCTCCGTCTTCAGTTGGGTCAGTGGGAGTTGACCATCAAGCGCGCTCGGGATGATCTTCTTGAGCTCAAGGAAGGTGCCCTAGAAACGTTCCAGACGGGTATCGCGAACTTGCTGGATGAAACCGCGCAGGGTTTCCAGGACTGGGGCGAGCGCGTCAAGTCGGTAGGCCGTCAGATCGTTGACTCTCTGCGCCAGATCGCGGCCCAGATGTTGGCAACACTGATCATTCAGAATGCTCTGAAGTTCTTCGGCTTCGCAGGCGGTGGCTTGGTAGGAGGGGGTGGCGGGAGCCAACCCGCACAACTACTCTCCGGAGATGTTCGCTCTGGCGTTTCCGCGGCCTCCGGTGGATATATTACTGGACCGGGGACCTCTACGTCGGACAGTATTCCCGCCTGGTTGTCTCACGGTGAGTACGTTATCAACGCCAAGGCTGTCAAGACTGTTGGCGTGAATCTGCTGGAAGGGATCAACTCCTTGGGACGGTCACCCGCAAGGGTTCGAAGACGGACGCACGGTTTTGCGGAGGGAGGCTTGGTTGCCAGTACATCCAACGACGCTTCCATCGACAACCGCCTTACTGTGGGCCTAGAAGACGGTCTAGTTATCAAGCACCTCGAGAGTCCCTCTGGTCAGGCCGCACAAGTAAGATTCATCGAAAAGAACGCTGTCAAAATCCGGCGCGCACTGGGGATAGGCTAATGGCTGTGGAAATTGGGACGGCGACAAACTACAAAGACCTGCTGCTGAAGCTCAAGACATTCCTGACCGGCGCAGCACTTGGCACACAAGCCTGGACGGCCTTGCGCTACACCACAGGCGCGGCTGGCGCGGCGGACGAACTCATTCTCCGGGCGCCCGGCAATGGTGGGACGGACCAGATCTTCAGCGGCATCACGACGTTCGAGAATGTGACGGCCGACTACTACAACTGGCGCATCGCCGGATTCTCCGGCTTTGACGCGGCACTGACCTTTGGTGCCGAGCCAGGAGTTATGAAGGATGTGTTCGTTCCGCTCTGGAACAGCCCGATCTCCTATTGGTTCATCGCCAATGGCCGACGGTGCATCATGATAGCGAAAGTGTCAACCGTGTACTGCATGATGTACCTCGGGTTCATCAATCAGTACGCATCACCCTCGCAGTTCCCCTACCCACTGTTCATCGGCGGGGCGCAGTCGCACGGTGCGGAACCGTCGTTGACTGACCCGCTGTGGCGATGGTCCAACCCAGGGAATCAGAACCACAATTTCCCGATGGGGAATCTGAACGGGAATTTCTCCCAGGCGCGGCTTCGTACGAACAATGGCGTATGGAAAAATCTGTATGCCAGTACGTCCTTAAATCAAGGCAACTACATCGACGCAGCCGACAGCGGGATCTGGCCATATCAGTCTGGGATGTCGAATATTCAGCAGAACCTGGGGGCTGCCGCTCAGTCTGTTGTGATCCCGATTATTCTGTCGGGCAGTGAGCCGGAGATTTACGGTGAGTTCGACGGGATTGCTGCGACATCCGGGCAGGGTATTGCTTCGGAGGATATTCTCACGGTCGGCGGCGACTCCTGGTTGGTCGTCCAAGATGTGTTTCGCACGACGAGGGATCGGTACTGCTGCGTGAGGCTGGTATGAGTTATCAAACAGGTGTCGCGGCAGATCCAAATGACCTGATAAATATCCTCATCGCATTCCTTACCGGGGCAGGATGGACGATTGATAGCAATGCGCTTCAGCTATCTGGCCGGATTTGTTATCTGACCAAGGGCTCGAAGCACATTGCGCTTCGTTCAACACTGACCAGCGAGGGCTTCAACAATTACAACGGCTCGAATCCAGCGGGGAATGGCATTGCCATCCTCGGGGGCAGTAGCCCATTCGTCTTGCCGACCCCAGTTGAAAATTGGTGGCAGGTCGCAGGAGCCCCACACAATTTGAATTCTGCAGTCACAGACACGTCTCCGGTGATCATGGACTTGCCTGCGACGGCGATCACGTACTGGATGTTCGCGGACCCTTCCGGTGACAACTTCATTTGTGTCGCGCTCCGAGCACCAGGAATCTACAACCATCTGTTTGCTGGCGATGTGGTAAAGGCGGATAATTGGACAGGTGGATTCTACTTTGGGGCCTCCAACGGGCGCTCAGGTTCGCATGCATCTCAGTTGTTTGCTCCTCCACCTCCTGGTGGCGTGTGGGGCTTTTCTCCGAACGTGTTCGTTCGCGCGGACGTAGATTCGTGGGTCGGAAAATGGTTGACGTTGTCGAATGATGCCGGAACAGGCAAGCGAATGGCTTCGACCACGATGGCCCTCACAGGCAACTCGGTAGACCCATCGCAGGATGATCCGGGGCCAACTATGGTTCGGTGGGGGACACTGCGCACGAAAGCACTCTCGACCCTAACAGGCGGTCTAATCCTCCTCCCGACAATGTGGTTTGCGGAGCGAGATCTAGGGTCGCTGCTGTCTGGTGGCGGGTGGAGTCTCCTGGGGACTATGCCGTGGGTCTATCAGGCTACAACAGACAACTTTGCTGCTGGCTCCACGTACACGATTTCAACGGACGAGTACGTTGTGTTTCCGTCCTATGTGATTCGAAAATTCGCATGAGTTATCAGACTGGGACGGTTGTCAATCTCAACGACCTGCTCGAAGCCTTCCAGACATTCCTGGCGGCTGCCGGGTGGTCGATTGATGCTAGTTGGCACGAGCCGATGTTTACAAATAGCACCAGTCCGCCATTGACGTCTCATTGGCGGTACGGCAAGCGCCTGTTTGTGTCCAAGGGCTCGAAGTTCATTGCCATGCAGGACTTTTACCTGACGCCGAGCGCCAGGTATGGGACATTCCCAGCCGGGGCCAATGTGGGCCCTGGTATCGCAATGATTGCCGGCAGTGGATTTAACCCAGTAGGGCTTGGCAACGACGCGGCACATCCGCTCTCCGGCTACGACAATATTGGTCCGTCGACGACGTCGACCTTCCAAGGAGACGTCAACAGCATCCCAGTCAGCGCACCAAACCCTGGCACTGGTAACGTCCCTCGTGTGGTGATCATGCCCTTGTCCAGTGTGACGGGACAAGTCACCGGAACGTGGCGCGCACTGGAACCGATGGTTCCGCCGACCGACGGGATTGGCGCGGCGCCCTTTACCGTGCCGCAGCAGTATTGGTTCTTCGCAGATGCGACGGGCGACAATGTTGTCATGGTCTGCCGTGGCGATTGGCCGGCACCACTTGTCAGAAAGACGTCCTATCTGTTCTTTGGAGACATTATCAAGTCCGGGACATGGACTGGTGGCGTCTATTACGGGGCCTCTCACTGTAGCGACAGTGCCTTCAGTGTTGGCCTCCCGGTTCGCTTCGGGCCTCCGGCGTGCGTGTGCGACGGCATCCCAACCTTCTTGGTTCGAGCCGATGTGGATACCACCGTCGGCACATGGCCCTCTATCACGAATAATGCTACCGATCCTGGCACTGGTCGGCGACTGACTTCGTCCACGCTGATGTACACATTGCCTGGTGACAATTTCGGACGATCCGGCTCTGTTTTGATTAAGGCCAATTACGACCAACTTGGCAGGAAAACCAGTTCCATCGCGAACGCCGCAATTAACCTGCCGACGAAAATCTGGGTAGAAAGAAATACCGGACTTTTCTCTCACCTTGGAGATTTGCCTGGGATATTTCAGTGCGATACGACGGCGTGGAGCTTCGGGAGTGAAGCGTTGTCCGCCGACGGTTCGACTGTGGTCATATTTGACGGCTTCTCTGTCTTGAAAACTCCGTAATGGCAACGCACCCCGGCAACAGCCTGGTCCCAGCAATCTATCTGGCGCGTTCGGGTGTTTCCTCGGACTTGTCTGGGGCTGTGTTCGATATAACGCATCGGTCATTACGCCTGTCCCAGTTTGACACCACAGGCGCAAATGTCGAGGAAAACCCAGTAGACATCTCTGGGGCGTTGGTAGCAGACGGACCAGCCGTACGGGTGCAGTCGCACGGCGACTTTATTTTTGAGCGGATTCATTATACCCCAGGCTCCCGTCAGGTTGCCTTCCTTCTCTCCGACGCGGAAGTACCTGTCGAGGTCTGGAACGCGTTTCGTGATGTAGATCAGACGGTCACCTCGATTGACATCACCGGGCCTGCGGGTGTTTCTGTAACGCCACCCAGTGAACTTCCCGTCCTCTTTCCACGGTTCTCCGCTAAGATATTTCTCGTAAAGGTTGAGGCTGCCGGCACGACAGCTGCGGATAACACGGTGGTCTTCAACTTCGCCGGAATTCCTGAGCCGGTGTTCCAAATCTCCGGGCTGAGACTCCTTCC